TGGTCAGGGTGGTGATGTAACCGTTCGCCCAGAACACCGCAGCGCCCGTGTCCGGCGTAGTGATACCGAACGACATGCGGGTCTTTGCCGCTTTGTTGGTGAGTAGCGTGGCGTGCGAAGCCTCGGCGGGGTCGAAGTTGAGCGTGAAGCCGAACTCCGCCGCCTCGTGGGTGCCCGGCACAACGGTTTTGGTTCCGTCCCCGATCGTGGTGGTATCGACCATGTTGGTCGCGCCTAGATCAGGGGAGATGTCGGTGACTTGGGTGAGGGCAGTTGCGGGAGCTACTCCCGCAGTGCCGATGAAGATTGTTACGCCGTTGCCGATGAGGTCAGACATGGTGGTGAGGTGGGAGGGTTAGTGTGACTGAAGAGTATTAGCCTAGCCTAAATTATCAAGCTGAAAGTGCGGCGGCGAGGCTGGCCTTAGTAGCGGCAACCTGCGTCGTGGCCTGCTTGGAGAGGATCGCGCTGGCCTCCATCTCCGCCAAGGTGGGCAGGGTGTCGAGGTTGGTAGTGGTGGCGAGCGGGGCTACGGCAGCGTCCAACTCGGCCTTGGTGGGGCCGTCGTAGGCACTCAGCGCGGCGGCGGCGGCGGCTTGGGTGGCCGTCGAGTCGAGCGGAGCGGTGTAGTTGCTCGCCAGCAGCACGGCTCCCGTGACCCGTGTCAGCAGCGTGGTCGTGCCGCTAGTATCCGCGCCAGCGTAGGTCGAGCGGCTGGACACGTTGGCGTCAACGCGGGCCAGTTCCGTTGCCAGCTCGGTGCGGACGGCATTCGCAACCGTAGCCGCAGCGGGGGCGGCTGTGGTCGGGATCGCGTCAACGCTGGCCTGGCTGGCGGCGGTCTTGGCGGCGTCGTAGGCCGAGGTCAGGGTCATCGCGCTGCCCACAGCGGCAGGCGAGGCGGGGAGACTGTCGGTCTTGGCTTTGATCGCGGCTGAGGTTGCCTCCTTTGCGAGCACCGTGCTGCCCTCGATCTCGGCAAGGGTCGCGCCGCTGCCGCTGCTGGAAGGTGCCGCCTCAAGTGCCTTAGCCGTGAACCGAAGTCCGCTCACGTTCTCGGTGAGCGTGTCGAGCTTCGTTAACGTTGCAGACTCTCCGGCCGTAAGCCCGCTCACGCCAGTCTCGGCGATGAGGATTTGATTGCGCCACACGACATCCATGCCGCCACCGCCAGAGGACTTGACCGGATAAGCAGCGTCGTCGCGATAAATGCGGCGGTTGTCCAGCTGCTTCAAATTGGTTGATGTGGTGTTGTCGAGGTAGAGGTTTACGGTGGCATTATTGATGCGGAAATTGCCAACGTCCAAAGCGGTCATGCCACCGAAGAAGTCGGAAATGCCCTGCGAAGTTGTGAGGTTGTAGCACCACCACGCATACAGATCGGCAGCATACCAATCGGAGGCGATTGTAACGTTAACCTCGTCGCTCACGTAGTCCGCGGCAAAGCCCGTTACGGCTGATCCATTTATGGCCAGTGCATTGTAAATGGTGTCAATGCTTACATCATCGACAACCGACCACCCAGTTGCGGATGCCACAACCGTGTATTGTTCCGGCAGGTGGGCCGTTACGCCGGAAACGTAGGTGATGCGGACGCGCACGCTGTCGCCTGTCGAATAGCCCGTTCCGTTGGTGTAATTGACCGTGTATGGAGCCGAGCCGGGGACTCCATTATACATCTCGGTGTTCGTCGTTACGTTGAAAATCTGGATGCGGGATCCAACCGTGAATCCACTCACTGATCCGGTGGCGTAGGTGTAGGTCGTGCCTCCTGCTGTGTAGGTGATCTTGATTAGTGCGCCGTTGGCTGCGGTGAGCGTTCCGGTTGTGGTGATCGTGCCGACTGAGATTTCAGAGAGTTTGATCGTGATCGTGTTGCCGACCTTGGCGAGAGGTGATCCGGCGGTAGCGTCGAGAACGATGTCGTAGCTTCCAAAATCGAGGTTGTTGCCGGACTTCGTGCAGAGCTTGTCGACGGTCAGATTGGCGCGGAGCGAACCCCAGTATTTGACGTAGTCATACAGCTTCGCGGGCGTTTCGAGTGTCGTGTAAGCGGCAACAGTTGCGGCGTTGGTCACAGTTACCTCGGTGTCCGGCGTTTGCAGCGACACCCGCGATTGCGCGTACTGGTTGTAACTCAACGCGTGGTCATCCCAATTGCATGACAGGCAGCGCACCTTGATCTGCGCGTCGGCATAAAGCCCGTCGAAATCGTAGGGCAGCGAGAGCGAGGCGGTGCCGCTAGTGACGGTTTCGTAGTCCAACTCGGTTACCCCATCGAAAGCCGCGAAGGCCGTCGGATTGTCCAGGTCAGTCATCGTGTACTCCGAATAACCGATTGGCAGCACCGTGGAGGCGTTGTTCGTGGTGAACATACGCACTTGAATCACCTGATTGCTCGCGCTGTCGGCGGTGGCCGTAATCTTCAGTCGAAACTTGAATCCGTGCGCGTCGTCGTAACCACTGATTGCGGCAATCGCGGCGTTGAGGTTGGCCGTGGTGAGTGCGGTATAGGTGCCAGTAAACGTGCCCTCATGCCCAACCATTTCAAACGAGTATGCGAGATTGGCGTTATTCACGTCCTCGGGAGTGACAGTACCAGAGAAACCCGTGATAGTGCGCAGGTTTTGGTAGCTCTTGAGAATGATGTAGTCGCCCGTGGTTGGCAGGAACACCGATCCACCGTTGTTCAGGTAAGCCCCACCGTTGAGGTCGTAAATATCGCGGCTGGCTTTAACGGAGAACTGGCATGCCAGAGTACCCGCATTTTTTACGTTGTTATCGAGCAAGACATGGAACGGCCCCATCTCTTGATAATTACCGTCAAACGCAGTGCCCGCAGCGCGCCACCACATTGAGTGACCCGTGGTCTGTTCAAGGAAGCACCGAGCGGTTGCGCCGTTGCCGTTGTCTGCGCCATAGGTATCGCCGTGAGTAAATACGACATTGCGAAGCGTTACCGTGTCGCCCGTCGAAGTGTTGGTCATCGCCCCCGTTCCGCTGCCAGTAGATCCACGGTCTGGGAATGTCCCAAAGGTGGAATTTGCTAGAATGAGGTTATTGCCTAGTGGGGAAATCGCTGCGTTAGAATTGCTCGCCGCATCGTAGGTAACTGAGTGAAAAACAAGGTTGGCGCAGTTGGCGTCCGTGCTGATAATGTTGCCCCGGACCGAAGCACCGCCGGATGCTTTAACCATGTTGCGGAAAACCGCATACTGGCAATTGGCTGGAGTAAGGCCCGTATGACTTACGTTTTGCGATATAACTCCGCTTGATTGGTCGCTATGAGTAATACCATCAACCTCAAAGCGACTCATGTTTTGGAACAGCATGCGCCCACCGATTGACGCAAGATTCTGGATAGTAGCGTTGGCGATAACCGCAGAAATCGAAACTCCGTTATTACTGCCCGCAGTTCCGTTACGGGTCGTGATAATACCCTCAACCCCGCTAATCGCGGTAGCATTCTGAAGGTTGGAAAGTGTTATCGCGGTAGAGCTTTGATTCAGCGTTATCGCGGTAGTTGCAGCATAAATATTCTGCGCTGATGTAGCCCCAAGAATCGACGAGACCGTGAGCGTGGCGCCATCACCTTGGGGGTGTGGCTGGGAGCAGATTCCGTTCATAGTAACGTCAGCCGTGGTAGTGCCAATGGTGTTTGACCCTGTGACCCACACGTTATTCATCACGGCATTCTGGCCGTTACTTAAATTAACGAAAACATTTCCGAAGCTGCACCGTGAAAGATTAACGATACCGCCGTCTGCAACGTCAACTTGGCCGCGCACTACGCTGGTAGTAGCAGATGTTGATGCGCTTGGATACATCGTATCGCCTTGGGCGTGATTAGCTGCAACCGTGCCGTTCACGTTGCGCGTGGCGGTGGTCATCGTAGATGTAGTAATCGTCCCTGTGAACTCCTCTTGGTTGATGAAGAACGTCATGCCCGTGCTTGTCGGGATATTGCTCACGTTGCCCACCACGAAAGTTACCGCATTGCCCGCTGTCGCGCTGCTGATTGCCGACATAATCGGCGTGCGCGGGTACTCCATCGTGAAATGGGTGTTAGGAATGCGCACCTTTGCGCCGTTGGGAATTACGTTGCCCTGCGTTCCGTTGCCAAAGGTGAGGATGCGCGTAGTAGGGTTCCAGAGCGCAACATTGCCGTGCAATCCAGTGCCAAATTCAGCCAACGAGTACGCCGTATGCGTGCCGCTCTGTGCTGTTACGTTTACGCCAGTGTTAGTGTGAGCGTTTACGCCAATGCGGAATGACCCAGTTGTGAAGCCCTCCACCAGCACATAATAATCGGTTCCCGCCGTGATACCAGTGAAGGTGCCCGTGGTCGTGAAGCGCACGCGATTGCCGGGGCGAAGACCATGCGAGGCCCAAGTTATGACGGTAGGGCTGGCTGTGGTGAGCGTAACAGTTGCCGAGGTAGCGGGGGTGAAATAGTTTTTATACCCACGGGAAACGAAGTTCTTTCCGAGATACCCGCGATCCGTGGCGGACGACTCCATGACGTACCAAGGGCGGTAAACTCCCGTGCCGCTGCCCGTCTCAACCTCAATAGCGGGGTGGTCAATTTTGGCATAAGTTGCGCCGGATAGGTCGAGCGTCTGACTTGCCGTTCCATCGCCTGTTTTGGCCACAATCGCCGCGCCAGTAACGTCAATGCGCCCGTTGTTTTCTAACTGAAAAATCTTTGAGCTGTTCGTGTTGCGTGAACCTAGCTCAATAACCCAAGGCGTCGTCGTGCTGGCGTTACTGAAAATGAAGCGTCCGCGATCCAGTGAAACAAGCGAGCCGATTGGGTAGCTCGGCTCCTGATCGAACGTCAGGTTTGCCGATGTTAAAAGCGTGATGCTGGCAATGGGGGATGGAACGATCTTCCACGCGCTGAACGTGCCGGATGAAACAATGATCCAATCGGTTAGAGATGTGCCTGATCCGATCGTCGAGGTGATGTTTGTGACCAGCGTTCCGTCGGCGTTATTGTAGCTCGTCACCGTGCCAACCATACGATTTCCGCCGTTGGTGCCGCGGCGACCGACCATGATTGCATCGGAGGCAGCCAGCAGAGCTGACTTGCCGTTGTAGGTCACGAAAGTCTTTGCGCCTGTGCCGACCGTGTTACTGCTTGCGCTCACCAAATCCCAAGACGGGATCTGCGACTCGATGCGCGTGCAGTTGGCCACGAGTGCACCTGTTCCAGCGTCGTAGCTCGTCACCGTTCCGATGAGCATCATCGGGATTTTGGCAGCGGTAGGCACCAGCGCAATGTCGTCGCCTGCGGTGTACGCCTTGCCCGTGGTGATCGTCAGCGACAGGGCCGTGAGCGCGCCGCTTCCAATGGCCAGCGACGTTGAGCTTGTGGCCTCGTAGTCAGACCAGTTCTTGTTCGATGATACGGTAAGGGCCATTAGGTGTAGGTTTTAAGGGGGATGTCGCGCCCTGTGAAGTCGTAGGTGCAGACGGTGGCGATACCCGGCGGTAGGCCCGTGCCTGAGAGCGTCTTGGTGGCGGGCAGACCTGTGAGTGGGTTGAAAAGCAGCGTGGAGATAATTGTGGCCCCCGTATCCGTAACCCAAGTCTTTACCAAGCTGACATTCTCAGTGAACGCCGTGTTGACGAGGTTGTATCCTGCGTGGTTCTGCGCTACGGTCTCGAAACTGTGGAACTGCTGAGGCACGCTCGGGGCAATCGGGGCCGTTGTTCCCGTGGCGGCGTTGTACCAGCACGAGAACGTCATGATCTGCCCGTGAAGGTCAGAAAAGTCGTCGTAGCCAGGGCGCTGATCGGTCATCATGCACCGAGGTGCCACCAGTGCCTCCATGCACACGCGAATGGCAGCAGAAAGCGCAAGGCTGGCATCAAGCGTGCGGCTGTACGAGGTGACCTGAAGCTGTACGTTGTCCAGCCGTGACGCCTTGCCTTGCCCTTGGTCGAACGTGTTGGCTGGGGTGGTGCTCACCCGCTGCGCAAAGATGAATGGTGCGGTGATCTTGCGGCTGACGTTGTTGAAAAAGATCCGTGCGTCGGGGCACAGGTCGGTGACGCCGCTGTTGGCGGTCAAGTAGCCGAGGACTGTTGATTCGAAGCTCATGATGCTTGCCCTTCGCGCTCAGACGCGGAGATCCGCCAGAACTGGCGGCGACCCATCTCCTCGGGTGGGCTGGTGATGTCATACTCGCGGTTCTCGCAGAACAGACGCATCGTCGAGTTGAGCCCCGCAAACCAGCGGATCGTGAATACCGCGTCGGCCTCGCCGCGGAGGGAGTCACTAGTGCGCACCTCGCGTCCTCCCGTGTCCTCGCGGCGGCACCACACGGTCTTGAGCGTGGTGTACGTCTCGACCGAACCGCCCGCCGCGTCCCGCGCCGTGGTCGGCGTCAGGATCTCGACGCGGCGGTCGAACGGTTTAGGTTGGGCTGTGGCCATTGGAATTAGCCATGCCTAACTTTGTTTGTTCTGTCAAGATCAGCCAAATGCCATTCCCGCGCTGCTCCCGTTCGAGTTCATCTGTCGGCTGATCGCCATCACCAAGGCCACGATGCCGTCGATTTTGTTCTCACCCCGCTCCTTGCCGAGCATCTGGTACTTCACCGCGCCGCCGCCCCGAGCTGTCTTGAGGATCGCGTTGCTGGCCATCCATGTCAGCACGGGGTCGCCGTTGTGGTACAGATTCCCCGTCTGGATCTTGGCCTCCAGCTCCTTGGTGGGCTCGGACATGAGCGCGGGGCCCTGGTTAATCTCGATGCACGGAAACCCCGCCCAGTCGCGGACTTGGTTCATGAGGTAGCTGATCTCCTTGGGGTCGTAGGCGACCTCTTGGATGTAGAACTTATCGCTCCACTCACGCAGTACCGTCTCGATATGGCGTTGATCTGTCCGTGCGCCCTCGGTCTGGGTCATGTGACCCTGCGCCACCCATTTGCGCATGTGCGCGTTCTCCGGCCTAAGCACGGTGTCCTCGGGCATGAAGTGGCGGGCGAACACCGCAATGCCGCCGTCGTGCTCGAACACCGCCACCATGCTGAAAACGTCGACCTTGGCGGCGGCGTCAATGCCGATCCAGCACTCGCGGCCAGCGAAGTCCTCAATCTTGAGGTCTGGGCGGGCGCAGGCGTTCCACTTCTGCATATTCACCCACCCATTGCTTGAGTTCACCCACAGATTAAGGTGCTTGGTCTTGAATATAGCTTGCTTGCTGGCATCACGTATCGCCTCTTGCTGTGCCGGAAGGATCATGTCTGGGTTGATCGACACACCCCAGTTCGGGTTGGCCATTTGCAGAGCGGATTCCGATGTCCAGTCCATCCCGTCGTCAATCGTGAAGATCATGGCGAAGTGGCGCTCATCATCGAACGCGCCGTCTAGGAGTTTTTCACAATTGCGCCAATCTTCGCGGCACGGGCCTGCGAGGTTGCTACCAGCGGTCGAAATGATTAGCAATAC